CCCGACTATCAGACGCTGTACGATCTCGACTAACCGTTGAGAACGACGACAAGGAGTCTCTATACTCAACCAAAGAGTTGTATGATGGTGTGTTCAAAGAAATTGGCATCCCCATCGTGCATGACTATCACCATCACACAATGTGTACTGGTGGTTTGTCGCAACAGGATGCCGTTGAGTTGGCACTCCAAACATGGGGCGATGTCGTTCCTGTTGTTCATTACAGTCAGTCTCGCTCTGTCGAGCACAATGATCCAAAAATCAAACCACAAGCACATTCTGACTCTTATTGGACCCCAATCGATACCTATGGCCATCGCATGGACATAATGTTGGAATGCAAACACAAGGAGATTGGTCTGTTTAAGATGCGGGAACTTATGGGGGAAAGATGAAGAGATGCAGCAAATGCGGAGAAACAAAACCATTGACGGAGTTTCATAAGAACAAGAGAAAAAAAGATGGCCTTCGTTGCCATTGCAAGGTATGTGCGGCCGAATACAAACGACGGTACCGTCAAGAAAACAAAGAAGCAATTGCCGAATACCAAAGACAATACCGTGAAGATTACAGAGAAACAAGTCTCGAATACCAAAGACAGTGGCGTGAAGAAAACAAAGAACGCCTAAGACAGTACCAAGAAAAAAGAAAAGCCAAACAACCCGCATGCGTTTATCAAATTGTAAACTCCGTGAATGGAAGAGTGTATGTTGGCGAGACAACAAGAGGAGAAATTCGTTGGATTGAGCATCGTAAAAAACTTAGAGGAAATTATCACGACAACTCCAACCTCCAAGCCGACTTTAATCAGTTTGGAGAAGATGTCTTTGAGTGGAGCATCATTCAGGAACTTCCAAAAGACAAAGAAGTATTAGAACGAGAAGAAACAAATACAATCCAAAGACTTCTTGCGGAAGGAAAAGAATTGTATAACATTATTTTAAACTAACTTTAAGGAGGAAAAATGAGCGATAAAGCACAAATAAGAAAACTGGGAGAGTTGGTTAATCATCCACAGCATTACGGTGGAAAAGAAAACACATACGAAGCAATCAAGGTGATTGATGCTTGGGGTTTGGGTTTCCATCTTGGGAATGTGATCAAATACATTTCCAGAGCAGGAAAGAAAGATCCAAAGACTCTCATCCAAGATTTAAAGAAAGCATCATGGTATCTTGAGAAATATATTGAGAAACTGGAAACAGAACACGAATGATGTCATAAACACTAAAAAACTTACGCACGTCCCTTGACAAATGTCTTGGGGCGTGTTACTTTATTTACACACAATAAAACATCGGAGGATAAAATGGAAAAAATTAAATTTGTCGGATTACATGCTCACACTGGCGTTGGGTCACCATTTGATGGCCTTGGAAAGCCAGAAGAACACATGGATTTCGCTTACGAGAATGGATGTGAGGCACTCGCAATCACCGACCACGGCAACATGAATGCGACAGCAGGACAAATTCTTCACGCCAAGCGTATGAAGAAGCAAGGCAAGAACTTTAAGCCAATCTTTGGTGTTGAGGCATACTTCATTGAGTCTCTTGAAGATTGGAAGGTAAAACTCGAAGAGTATCGAGCAGACAAGGATAAGGCAAAGCAGATTGACGATGCTCAGTCTGGAACAACTGTTGAGAACGAAGCAGAGTCAAAGTCTGCTACAAAGTATGACATCAACCGCAAGCGACACATGGTCCTTGTGGCAATGAACCAAACTGGCCTCAATAACATCTTTAAGTTGGTATCTGCATCATACTCTGGTGAATACTTCTATCGCAAGCCTCGCATTGACCTCGAACTGCTTAGACAGCACAACGAGGGCATCATTGCTTTGTCTGCTTGCCTTGGTGGTGTTTATGCTGGTTGTTATTGGGAAAACCGAGAAGAAGGCGAAGAAGCAGTACTTCGGTGTATGCGTGAAATGACTGTTAAAATGACCGACATCTTTGGTGATCGTTGGTATGGTGAGTTGCAATGGAATGGCATTTCGGAGCAGCACGAACTAAATAATTATGTTATCAAGATGCACGAGGAGTTTGGAATACCTCTTGTGTCAACCTGTGATTCTCATTACCCAAATCCAACCGCATGGCAAGACCGTGAACTTTACAAGCGTATTGGTTGGCTTGGCAAGGGAGCACCTGAATGGCTTGATAACAACATCCCTGATCACATCGACGAAATGGAATACGAACTGTATCCCAAGAACGGCGAACAAATGTGGGAGGATTACAAAAAGTATTCCAAAGAATGTGGAGTAGAATACAATGATGAACTTATCAGACAATCCCTTGAGGAAACATATAAGATCGCTTTTGAGCGCATCGAAGACTTTATTCCTGACAATACTGTCCGTCTTCCAGATTTTGTCGTCCCTGCTGGCCACACCGCTGACAACTATCTATCACAAATGGCTTTCGAAGGTCTTCTTAAGATCTTGGAGCGACGAGGACTTAGAGATTCTGAGGATACTCTTGCAACTTACAATGACCGCTTGGGTCATGAGCTTAATGTTATTTCTGATCGTGGGTTCAGTCGTTATTTCCTCACTATGAAGGCAATCGTCGATAAGACCGACGAAGTGCAACTCGCTGGTCCCGGTCGTGGTTCTGCTGCCGGTTCTCTTGTGGCATACGCTCTTGGCATTACTCAAGTTGACCCTATCAAGTATGGTCTTCTGTTCTCTCGCTTCTTGCGCGCAGATGCAACCGACTATCCTGACATTGACTTTGACGTAAGCGATCCAATGACTCTCAAGGAAAAGCTGATTAACGAATGGGGAGAGAACACTGTTGTTCCTATCTCTAACTTTAATACGCTACAACTCCGTTCTCTTATCAAGGACATATCGAAGTTCTATGACATCCCTTTTACTGAGGTAAACAAAGTTACTGGCGTGATGATGCGTGAAGCTACAGGCCCTGCTAAGAAGCGCAGAGGTATGAAGGCAGGTATGTATACTCCTACTTTCGAAGAAGTATGCGAGTTTTCTCCATCACTTCAGGCTTTCTTCCGTAAGTATCCTCGTGTTCAGTCTCACGTTGAGGGATTGATGGGTCAAATCCGATCAACTTCTCGTCACGCCGGTGGTGTTGTAATCGGTGAACAGTTGGACCAATACATGCCTCTCATTTCTTCTAAGGGTGTTCGTCAGACTCCTTGGTCTGAGGGTCAGAACGTTCGACAACTTGAGCCAATGGGTTTCATTAAGTTTGACATTCTTGGTCTTGCAACTTTAAGAATGATGGAAGAGTGTATTCGTCGTATCCTTGAGCGTCATCATGGAGTTGAGAACCCAACCTTCGCAGACATCAAGGCATACTATGATGAGAACCTTCACCCTGACGTTATTAACCTGAACGATCAAGAAGTATATGAGAACATCTTCCATGACGGTAAGTGGGTTGGGATCTTCCAGTTCGCTGAGAAAGGAGCACAGAAGTTCGCACAGAAAGCAATGCCAAAGTCTATTGTTGACATTTCTGCTATCACTTCTATCTTTCGTCCCGGTCCTTTATCTGCTGGTGTTCATAACGATTATGTTGATGCAATCAAAAATCCCTTTAGCATTCGGTATGAGAACGAGATCATCGAGGAACTTACAAGAGAAACTCATGGCTTCCTTATCTTTCAGGAGCAAATCGCTTTGTTGGCACACCATCTTGGCAAAGATCTTGACCTTGATGACGCTAACTTGCTTCGTAAGCTTCTGACCAAGAAAGGTCTTGATCCAGCTAAAGAAGCAAAGAAAGAGGAGATCTACAACAAGTTTGTTCTTGGGTGTGTTGAGAACGGAATGACTGAGGATATGGCTGATGAACTGTGGCAGAAGTTCGAATACTTCTCTGGCTATGGTTTTAACAAGTCTCACGCTGTATCTTACTCTATCGTCTCTTATCAGTGCGCTTGGCTTGCAACCTATTACAATGCTGAATGGTGTTGTTCCTTCTTGGACAAAGAACCGGAGACAAGAAAAGAAAAAGCAATCAATCTTGTAAAAGCTCAGGGTTATGAGGTTAAGCCTCTAAACATCAATACTTCAGGTCGTAACTGGACTGTCCTCAATGGAACAACTCTTGTTGCTCCTCTCACAACCATCAAAGGTCTTGGAGATGCAGCTATAGATGAGATCATAGAGAAGCGTCCTTTCGTCTCAGTAGAGGACTTGTTGTTCGATAAGGGTGTAACTGCTCGGAAGCTAAACAAGAAGTCTCTGGACGCTTTATGCCGCTCTAATGCTATGGTTGATTTGATGGACGAACGTTTCAGTGGTACGAAGCATTTCTGGTCTGCCGTTGTCGTTGATAAGCCGAAGACCAAAAAGAAACTTGCTGAGAACATTGAGAAGTATTTGCCGGAGGGTGACTTCACAAGAAACGAAATGATTGAGCATGTTCAGGCTCTTACTGGTATCTATCCGATGAACTTAGTGGTTCCTGAAGAACTATTGACTAGGTTCGAAAGAAAGGGTCTGCCACCAATCTCTGAATACGCTGAAAGCGGTGAAGAGTTCTGCTGGTGCATTCCAATCAACGTTAACTCCAAGAAGACCAAGAACAAGAAGTGGTATCACATCATAACTGTTATTGACTCTAACTCCGTAACAACTCAAGTTCGTTGTTGGAACATCGGTAACAATTTTGAAGATAGACCATCGGTTAATGTCCCATACTTCCTAAAGCCAAAGTATGACCCTGACTGGGGTTTCTCAACTTCTGGTCCGATTGACGCTAACTGGGCAAGACTTGCATAAAAACAACGCACGTCCCTTGACAGATGTCTTGGGGCGTGTTACTATTATTGAGGAGGGTATATATGAAATTTAATAATATTACCGGTAATCCACCGTTTCAGGACACCAAAAATCGAAAGAAAACACAGCACAAACTGTGGATCACATTTACCGAAAAGGCCATGAATGAATGGTTGGAGGATGATGGTTCTCTGCTATGGATTACTCCAAGCTCTTGGGGTTCTCCAAGCAACAAAGTGCTACAAATCCTAAAAGACAATCAAGTCATGATGCTAAATCTGGACACAAAGAAGCATTTTCCCGGTGTTGGTTCCTTATTTAGTCATTATAGGGTTGATAAGAAAGAATCAGTTGATAGCTTTCCGATAACATCTAACGAAGTTGAGTTCGATTTCAGTTTTGATGGAGTCTTTTATGTTCCAAATGATGTTTGTAAGCAATCTTTGTCAATCCACAAGAAAGTTACATTCCAAGATGTCGAAAAGTTTGAGATTAATTACGATTACGTAACCTGTCACAATGTTATAAGGCATGCTTTTAAACTTCATGACAAGAAAGTCGATGAACTGAAGAAGAAAGCATCAAAAACAACAGAAGCAACAGAATTATCCAAGATCAACGAGCGATTAGCCAAATTAGCCGAGACCAGAAAGACAATAGACATCACAATTAGCGAAACACAGAGTGCGAAACATGTATATCCTGTGTTTCACACCAACAACAAGGTGTGGTACTCTTCGATCAGGCAAGACTTTGCAGACAAGAAAAAAGTTATGTGGTCTAGGAGCGGATATGTCAAAGCTTTTTACGATGATGGCAAATATGGCTGCACAGACATGGGCTATTACATTCTTGTTGACAGCGATGCAGAAGGAGAGCGTCTTGCTTCCTTTATGGGTTCTGAGTTGATGACATATATCTTTAAGACAGCCAAATGGTCTGGTTTCGGTAACGAAAAGGTGTTTTCATCAATCCCAAAGATCTCTTTGTCAAAAAACCTTACAGATAAAGAAATCTATAGTCTCTTTGGCATAACAGATAATGAACAAAAGTATATCAAGAGTATCCTGAATCCACCGAAGAAGTCAAGAGCCACAAAGAATGCCGAGAAAGAGATAAAGTCAGAGGAGAGAGTAAAAAATCTTGGAGAAGTATTCACACCAAGAGAGCTTGTTCTCGAACTACTGAATGAATTACCGGAAGACAGATGGTCTAACCCGAACGAGACCTTCATAGATCCAGCCTGTGGTAATGGTAACTTCTTGGTAGAGATTTTCATCAAGCGTTTGGATAGTAACATTGACCCTATGACAGCAGCAGAAACTCTCTATGGTATTGACATAATGCCTGATAACATTAGTGAATGTCACAAAAGAATTAGAGAAGTTGCAATGTCTACTAGTGTTGACATGTCCGAGTTTGACGAGGTACTACAAAGAAACATTGTGGTTGGTAACTCATTAGAGCAAAAAATTGATGAATTGTTCTTGACAAATTGATTAGAACATATTACATTATTAGTATATTCAACAACAACACTCCTCGGAGAAACAATGAAGAACATCCAAAAAAGACACATTGTAAGAAAAGCTGAGATTGCTAATGAATACTTGCTGGCACAGTTTGTAGCAGAAGGTCTTGAGCAAGAAGGATTATCTGTTCCAACTTCTTCAGAGTCATTACGAAACGAATACGACCAGTATCTTCTTTCTTTGCCACAAGAATATATGGATGTCAAAACCAGAGCAAAGCTTGACTCAGAGATAGAGCACTTGAGGCCACTTACTGAATCTAGCGCAGTATCTTTAGTGCGGTCTATAGTGGCCAAATACTCTCATATTGAGCAAGTAAGGGTCTCTCCCTATAACAAGGAGGGTCTGAAAGAAGGCGTTGGTCAAAAAGCAGATTTGCTTGTAGAGGTATTGTCTTCTGGTGAATGGGACTCTGTGTACGTGTCTCTGAAGCAGTATAGTGAGTTCTCGAACCCACAAGTTGCATCCGGTACTTTCTTCTCCACCATTGCAGGCTTGTCTTTTGACATTGCCGGTCGAGGTAGTTACTTTGCTCCTGACGGGTCTAAGTTTGGCTCAAAAGCAAAAGATTACAATACTTTGGTGACACATTTTGTATCAAGTTATGGTGACCAGTGCCGAGGTCCATTACAGAGACTCAGAGAGGCCAGTAACGAAGTTCATAAGCTCCGATATGAAGAGATAAGACCATCAGAGCAAGTTCTTGATTTAGCTAGAAAGACAGCTGGTGACAATGCTATTCCTGAGTTTGTCAGTCTTTTGGGTGATGTGTATTCCAGTAGCCCATCAGTGCTGAAAGATCGATTTTTGACAAGGGCTGGTCTAAAAGCAGACTCTGGGAAAGAAATGCTTTACACAGCTTATAAGAACGGCCAACCAGTAACCTTTAACACGCTTACCGATAAGAAGTTTTCTAATCTTATCAGAGAGATAAACAAAGATGATGTGGAGATCAGAATAACAAGAAGCGGTTCTAATCAAGATGGCCAAGGTGTTTCTTTTTGTTTCTATAGAGGTGATAATCTTTTGTTACGTGCCGATATGCCATTGACCATTAACATCAATGGTGCTTGGGCAAATGAGGATCGTTATTGTCGTGTGAGCAAGCAACACATTTTGGCTAACCATCGTCGGCCAAAGAAAGCAATGCAGCTTGACACTTCTACAAATGTCTGGGTAAAACTGGTACCACTATTCAATGAAATTCTAAAAAACAGGGAGATTTAATGGAACATTTAGCAAATTGCCACGGTGAATGGAATGCCCTCATCGCCTTGGTATCATCATTGCCGCTTGTCGGCGTTTGGGTAAAGTCAAAACTTGGAGGTAACAATGACTAGATTTGAGATGGGATTACAGAACGTTGCAGCAATCCACGAACAAGTGGAGCAAGCGAAAAGCAAAGAGCAGCATATGGCTGACTATATTGCATCAATCAAGGCTCTCGAAGAGGCTATGGAGCCATACAAAGAGCAAAAGCGAGAACTAAAGGCCAATTATGTTGAGAATGGATGGCTTACTAAGGAAGACATTAGTTTGACCGTAAAAGCTTATCGTCTTCTCAAGACAGACATTGATCTTGACCAATTAATCGATATTTACGAATCACTCAGAAGCAAGGAGGAAAAATGAGATTTATTCGAATAGAAATCATGAGCGACGAAGAAGTTGTCGTTAATGTCAACAGGATTACAAAGATCTATAGGTGTGTGTCTGGTCCGTACCAAGGTGTTCATATTAGGGTCGGTGATAGCGATTTGTACACAAAATTCACCACCATTGAGGCAGCAGTTGATTATGTCCAGCGAGCACCATCAGTAAGCTTGGGAGTGGCATAATGCAAGTAACAAATGAGAACCAAGAGGACACTGCTCTTCTCACTCAAGCAGATTTGGCAGTGGCTGCATTTGCTCTTGCGGAGACATTTAACTCTTATTTGATGGCATATGAATCAGAGGATTTCGGAGAAATGTCAAAGGATCAGATGGAAACATCAATGAATCATCTTCGAACAGCATTTGTTAAATTTGATGCACTACTGAAGTCAATGCCAAAAGGAGAAGCAAATGATTCTTAGATATGAAAAAATTCGAATGGGTGCGAAATCTCCTTCTCGATCAAATCCTTCTGATGCTGGGCTGGACGTATTTTATTGTCCAGAGCCTAACGCTAGGCCATTGATGATTCATCCGGGACAAACTGCTATTTTAGAAACCGGATTAAAGTTTGAGGTTCCGCATGGATTTATGTTGGAGGTCAAAAACAGATCTTCAATGGCATCAAAAAAACAATTGCTTGTTGGAGCATGCGTCATAGATCCTGGATACAGCGGAGAAGTATTTATTAATCTCCATAATGTAGGGATGAAGCCACAAATAATGAGTGCTGGTGATAAGATCGCACAACTTGTTTTGTTGCCTGTTTATCATTTCCAGTGTCAAGAAGAGCCAGCCGGTACTATTTATGACAGGCCGTTGTGTATCTCCAATAGGGGAGAAGGTGGCTTTGGTTCTACTGGTTCTTAATGGCTGAATACAAAAGAAAATTTGTCTTTTATGGCAAGGAAGAATACCTGGCTGAGTTTAAGTTACGGATGGAATACCATGACTTATCTCAGTCAGAATTCTTTCGTGCTTGTGTTGAGGCTGTCATAGGTAAAGAAGACTTGATAGAAGATTTTATCGAGGATTACAAAGACAAGAAAGACAAAGGTAAACAAAAGAATATGAGAAAGAAGATCCGGAACGAACGCAAAGAGGCAGAGGAAATGGTTTCCAAGCTTGGTCTTGATGATGGAGAGATTGAGAATATATTTGACATCATCGCCCAAGAACACCCAGAGCTATAAAAAAATCGGTTTTTTCTTTTCCCAACCTCTATTTAAGATGTATTTTAACCATTCTATAAGGAGAAATTATTATGGCTAAGAAGAATTTATTAAATGAAGCACAAATCAGACGTTTCCAATCTCTTGCTTCCATCCCTGTCGTCAACGAAATGAAGTATGGCGAAAAAGAAATGGAAGAAGGTATGCACGGTGACAAAGAAAAGATGGAAGAAACCCAAACCATCAGTGAAGAAGAAGAAATGGAAATGGACGCTGAAGTGGAAATGGATGCTGAAATGCCAGAGCCAATGGATGCTGAAGAAAAAGAAGAAGAAGCTGAAGAAATGGCTGACGAAATGGATGACAGCGACGTTGATCTTGAGGAAGACGATGTAGAGAAGCTTCTTGCTGCTTTTGATGCTGCAATGGATGTTGTAGAAAAGCTCCGTGCTGCTCTTGGTGCTGGAGAAGAAGCTGAAGAAGCTGCTGATGAAATGGAAATGGAAGAACCAGCAGAACTCGAAGCTCCAGAAGAGCCAATGCTTGATGATGAAGCAGAAGAAATGGCTGCTGCTGGACTCGTAGAAGAAGTTGCTCGTCGTGTTGCAAAGCGTCTTAGCGAAGCAAAAAAAGCACAAAAAGCACTTGATAAGGCTCTTGGTACAAAAAAATAACAAATAACCACTTGACAATATCATAGAATGTGTTAATAATATAGGGAGAGGGAAACCTCTCCTTTTTTTATGGAG